TGGAGAAATTCGATGAAATTATTTATTTAACAGAAGAAGAAGAGGAGGTTGGCATTGATGGCGAAAGAGACGAACACGACGAGGCCGAAGAGTCCGAAACCGCGTAGAAAAAAGGCAAAAACTAAGAGACTGTATTTTACGCAAGTCCATGAAGATGCAATAGTTGCTTATGTAAAAACCGAAAGCGCTAGAGAAAGAACTGTATTGTATAGAGATTTTATCGGACCGGCATTTAATGAAATGGTTGATAAGATTGTTTTTACTTATAAATTTACAAGCTTACCAAACATTGAATCTTTGAGAGATGAATGTAAGGTATGGCTGGTTACAATTCTTGACAAGTATGATCCCAATAAGGGCTCAAAGGCATTTTCTTATTTCAGTGTCATAACAAAAAATTGGTTTATTCACAAAGTTAAAAGAAAGAGCAAAAGGCTCAAGCAGGAGGTACACCTAAGTGAGATTTCAAGGGAGCTTGAATTAAAGCATATTTCTGTAAAAAACCCATATTATAAAGACAGGGTTCAAAAGGAGTTCTGGCAGATGCTGTCGACGGAGGTAGACTCTTGGGATTATGAGAAAATGAAGGACAACGAAAGAAAAGTCTTGGAAGCAGTTAAAATTTTAATGGAAAGCTGTGATGATATAGAAATTTTCAATAAGAAAGCTATTTATTTATACCTGAGAGAAATAACTGGGCTTAACACAAAACAGATTGTTAACAATCTTAATAAAATGCGCACAAAGTATAAGGTATTTAAAGTTAAATGGGATAAAGGAGACTTATGAAGAATCTTGATCACTATCTTGAAGAAGCAATTAAAAACATCAAAGAAGACAGGGATATCACTAAAGAACTCCTTGATGATGTAATTCGCTATATCGGAAAAAATGAAGAGCACCATAAATATGTTGGCCAAACAGCAGCAAAATATGTAGAAACTCTTCAAAGATCTAACGAGCAATTAGTTAAGATATCCTCTTTGATACAAAAAAACCAATTGACTTCAACGGGCTTGTCGGAAGACGATAAAGCTGATATTTTCGATATGTTACAAGATAGCGGAGAGGCTACATAATGTCTGATGATCCTCGGAAAGAAAAGCCTTTTTCCCGTAACCCCCATTTAGGCGCCTTACGCGGCGGTTACCCAGACCAGTACGCCAACCTCAGCGCTGTGAAAAATATGCAGCGCAAACAGGCGGCGCAACCACAAGGCGTAGAGAAAGAGCAGGAAGTAACTAAGTGCATTGGAGCCAGAATAGCAAGAACTGTCGTTCCCGGACAAACGCCGGCTGAAGATGAAGAAACAAGTAGACTGGCGGTTATGGTATACCGCCAAGACCACAATGGAATGGCAGGAAAGCAGCCGAATGTCGAGGTGATTCACGACGACGCGGAACTCTTTGGGTTGTCCACTGAAGAAAAACAAAATATAGATTTTTATTGCATAGAGTCTTTCTCCGATCCCCTCGAAGGCAATCCAGATGCTCCAGTATCGATGCCGGCAACCGGCGATTGGGTGAGAGTGAGTCCGCCGGCTGATGGTGTGCCTGATGACGAATGTAGATATTTAGAGATACAAGAGCCCGGCCCATATTCTACGGCTGGATCGAAAGGTACATCTGCCCGCGGCGCCTTCACGGGACGAAGTGGAATTCCCGTCATCGCGGAGTGGTACCCTGCGCCGGACACGAAAACGCTAGCAGAACTAGCCACCAACCATGTTGATGCAGCATCGCTTGCGCAGGATCCATGCATGGATGAACTACCGGATGACGGCGACTTCTCAGAAGCTGGTGGCGAACAGCCGGTTTTCCCTACCAGTGGTACCGTCGGCAGAGCGTTTGAAAATCATGCAAAAGAAGGCGGTAGCTCTCCTTATGCAGTTGACTTCAGCGCCACTCAAAACACCCCCGTAGTGTCAATATTAGATGGAGAAATCATCGCTATCGACGACCCAAGCGGCACCGGCTCATGTGGCGGCTCAGTCTCAATAAAGTATATAGTAAATGGCAAACAACTAGTTGTTAAATATTGTCACCTATCTACTGTACCATCCGATTCCTACCCTTGCCCAATCAAGCGCGGAGCAGTAGTTGGCTTATCCGGAGGTTCCCCCGGCAGTCCCGGCGCGGGCAGGACAACCGGCCCGCATCTCCACGCGCAGTTTAGCATCGCCGGAACAGGCGCAACTAATGATGGAATCAAGGAATTGCTTGGGTGGGACTTACTTGCCGCGGACAATCTGAACAATGTTAACATCACCGCCGGCACAAACTGTAGAGAAAAAAGTTAATTAATAAGGAATTTTAAAATGTCAATATTAAGTATATTTGCAGAAAGCAGAGCGCTCCAATATCTTCGAGCAGAACTTCCAGAAGATGTAAGGGAAAACATCGACGAGTTGGGCGGCGCCCTCGCCGCAGGAATGGTGAAGGCAGGCATTAACTGTGAGCCAAACTCGACAGATCTATATATTGCAAGGCGCGCCCACGCCACCGGCGAAAAGATTATTAGCGGAAGGGGGAATTGCCATATGGTTTTCGGTTCCGATCGGCCGAACAGCGTTGTTAGCGGACATGGAGGACAAGGAGCAGACGGTTGTAGTGCTATTGATATTGTAGCCGGAATGTTGCCCGATTTAAAAAGAGATCAGATTGTAGATCCAAACTTCACAGGTGATGCTGCCAGAATTTACATCAGTCAAAAAACAAATATTGATAAGAACTTTAATCTGTCAGCTGGCCATGTTGGCGCCTCAGAAGGCGATTCGGCAATTGGAATGAAAGCCGATTCTATTCGAATAATTGCCAGAAAAGGAATTAAGCTTGTAACCGAAGGAAGGGGTTCTCGTTCTCCAACTAGTGGTGACATTAAAACTACTGTCGGCATTGACTTAATAGCCGGCAATGATGACGGCGCACAGAACAATCCTATTCTTGGTGGAATTTTAACAGCCCTCGGCATGCCCGATGATAATCCCAAAATCCAACCAATACCTAAAGGTTACAACTTACAAGAAGCGCTCAACGATCTTGTGGGCCTGCTGGACGATCTATCTGGCATCGTTGATACTTTTGTAACTTATCAGATGATTTTCAATCTTCAAGCTTCCATGCATACTCACACTGGAGTTGGGGTTGGGGTTATACAAACATTTCCTTCTCCAGGATTCATAATAAACGGTTGTGTAAAAACTCTACAAGAATTGGTAAACTGTAAAATGCCAATATATCTGCACAGAGTGAACACATCCCTATATAGGATCAACAATCTGACAGAACAAGGCAATAATTGGATAAACAGCAGATTTAACAGGACAAACTAATTATAACAGCAACCGAAACTTTTAAATTTAAAGCAGGATAAATCAATGCCGCTCCCCAGTCAATTTGATGCCGAACCATTCATTAAACTAGCACAGGCTATTTATGGAGAGCTTAGGTTCGGATTAGAACCAATTAATGTTTTTGAGCAGACGCCAAACACGCCAGATTCTGGAATAAATGGTGAATTCTTATATTTTCTACACGATAATTATTATAATCGTCCGGATGCTCCAACATATGTTTATGGCAAAACCGGCACTTATATCCCCCATGTTTTTGATGTTATAAACTATCACACCGTCGGATCTCAAGACGGCGACGGTACAGATCGGGTATTTTATGATCCTGTTAAAATTTATGACAAGATGGTTGAGATCTCCGATCAAGCTGGCATGCCTGTTCCATCACCTGCCAGAAGTGACGAAATGGCAACTTGGGCACAACAGATTGAATTTATGGCACAACTGGTGCACCAGTGCAAGCTCATGAGCCAGAAAGGAGAAGATTGGCTTCGGCCCCTGTGTGGCTCCGAGAAAACAGACGATTTTCCTCCCACCTCCCCTTGCAGCTGGCAGCCCAACCATGGCACATGGAAAGACTTTTTATATGAGCCAGGAGAAGTTGCTCGATGGGATCCCCTCACTGCAACCGGCGAGTGGGAGCGGTACGAGGGAGAAGACAGTATGACACAGTATGACGGAGCTACCGTCGCTGGCCATGCTACAAGGAGTAGTACCACCGCGAAAAATACAGAGATTGCAATTACTTATACAGATCCGACAGCATTAGATCACGAAGGTAATCCCGCGCAAACTAATATGGATCCTAGATTTGTCCTCCATGACGACCATTATCCATCGAGTGTGCACAATATTGGCAATGGAAGTTTAGAGTTTATTGATTATCACACCGATAAGTATAAAGAGAACTTCAAAGGCGGCGGCAGTGATTATCGGCCTTTTGCGTGGTTGGAGTGGTCAGTGCAGGCTGATTTTGAGGCTTTCTTGTTCTGGCTAGCCAACCTTATTGAGCTTTTGGAGCAATCTTTTATACATAAAGATGCAGCAGGAAATGTTATTGAGCCAGTTTATGGCTCCCCTATTTTTACCTATGGCAAAAATGCCATGGGAAGATCTTATTATACAAATATGTCAAGCGAAGACATCACCGCCGCCCGGGCCCAGATTGCAAATACAGATACTTCTGTTCGTGCGTTCTTGGATATACCGAAAGAGCTAAAAGACTGGTGGCTGAACTTTTTTGATGACGCCGCATCAGCCCCTCTTATGGGTGGGTTAACTGAAGAAGATATTGCAGCAGCCAAGGCAGCAACCGCGGAGGACGCAGGAGGCGTATACGGCTTATCTGATGAGGAGTACGAAGAGGCATTAGAAGAAGGAATCGCTCTCGGAACTTGCGAAGATCCAGCAGAACCGGCGCCGGAAGAGTGCATCCCGCCGATATGCGCAGAAGATCCTAATAGTATAATTCCGAATTGGAGATATCTGGATGATGGAGTCTTTTTAAATAAGAGAACATGCCGCTATAATGCTAGCGTAAATACTGGCGAAATGGACGCGTCCATAGTTAACGATCCAGCATCCTTAGAAAGTTTTTTAACAGAACAGGCATCCCGTGGCCTTGATCTGATTTTGGATCATGCTGGAAAAAGCCCAGTAGATCCTTCGACTTTCGAAACCTTGCTGGAAGATACAGATGCTGAAAATTATTTTGTTGATGTCCGGCCTTTGATGCCAATTAAAGCTTTAGTTACGGTGCCTGTAGAATTGATTGACGGTATGATTTTCATACCTGATGTAGAAGAAGAAGAAATTCCAATTGGGCCTTCTGGGGTTATTTTAGAATCTCCGCTAATACGGCGCATGGTAAGGAGAGTCAGGGAAGGGTTCCGATATTACGGAATTAAATATGCAGCCTGGTCTCATGAAACAGGAGAGCTTATAGATGGATTCAATCCTGTTATAGAATCCACAAAACTACAAATGTTTGTTGTTGCATTAAATAAGTTATTGAATTATAATGGTTTTAAGCTTACTGGCAAGGGATCTGCTGATAAAGTTGAATTAAGGTTTAATGAAAAATACGAGGTGACTTTCGCACAAGTTCACTGCGGAGATATGCAGTATCCTTTGACATGGAAGAAAAATGGCGATGATCTCGGAGCATTCAAGGAGTTGGATCCAATTGATGACATCCGAACCATGGCGTATGTCTCTAAGTTAGTTGAAATGCACACATTCGTGGCAGCTAGGGAGCCTGGAGAGTGGCATGAATTTTTTACCACATTCACCTATCCAAAAATTGAAATTTCAGATATCAACCTCGAAGAGCCAATAGGCACTCCCGTGTTGGCAGATGGCCCATTGGCAGACGCTGCACAAGCAATTGTCAACGAGATAATGAGCCTTCCGGATGCAATAGAGGCAAAGTTTGCATCACAGGTGTGTAGAGACAGGGAGGGCCAAGCAATACATGATGCAGACATAAATGAATTCGGCCAGAAGTTAAAAAGAGCGTTGCACGCTCAAGAAACTACGATGACTCTCGGCGATGATACTTTCATAAACCTCCCAGAAGTAATCGGCCTTATAGCAGAAAGTGGCGATATTCATGAATTTTATTCAAACCTTTTAGACAAGCTCGGAGCTTGCGGCCTGCTGGATCTTTTGAGTGCGGCAATGGCATGCCTGATGGACGGAATAGATCTTACAGATGCCTATGATGTTATTGTTCGTGCTGCGATAGAGGCTATGGATCAGACAGTAATGCCCCTCCTCGCTGCGGGATTACCAGAAGACAAAAAAGAAGAAATAAAGGGGAAACTTGCTGAAGAGTTTGGAGACTTACCGCCACCATGGGAGGCTGGCTATAATCCCGGAAGCTATAATTATCATGTACCTTCAGAAGATGAAGATGGCAACCCGGTTGAAGAGGAAACGATAGCCGAAGAAACAGCACAATATAGAATTGAGGCAACCGACTCGCTAGCGTTCGGGAACTCCAAACAATTCGGTGGTGCTGGCACCATTGGAACAGCGGCAGCAAATGTGACTGATGCGTACCTTAACGCATATAAAGAGGCAATTCTCGAATTCGTTGATACAGATACTTTGCTTGAAGCGCTAGCGCCTCTCCCAGGCGCCGAGCTTATTGCTAGTATATTTAGTAACCCGGCTTGTCCTATGCCTCCTCTATTTAATCCCCCCCTGAATGAATTCTTCAAGACGATGGAGTTGGACTTCTGCCGCGGCCAATTTGGCATCGAATGGCCAAAGTTTCGAAAGATCAGGCCAATCCCAGATTTTTTAAAGATGTTGATGGAGGCATTGCTTGAAGTATTGATGACGCTGGCAATCAAGATCATCATCGCTCTGTTACAAATGATATTAGACATTCTTCTTGGCGCGTTATGTGACATTCTTGGCCTTTTGGGAGATCTCGCCGCCGCGGCGCTTGGGGCAGAAAATGAGTTCGCAAAATCTCTTGATTCTATTCTTGACGATCCTCTATTATCTACCGCGCTGGCAGACGAAGCAACAATAAATAATGCAGCAGGTAATCTTTTCGCCTCCATAGGGAGATCGTGCACGGATCCGGCTGACATACCTAATTCTGATGAAATAGCTGATTTTATATCAAATATGAGCATTGTTTTAACACAGGGGGAGTTGGTAAACCTGCTCAACGCGAACGCCTCAGATGAAGTAATTAGGGTTATAAAACAAGTAATCAAATTCCAAAATCCAAAGTTTAAATGCATTATGCCAAATAAAACTGCAATTGAGGAGTTCTTTAAGAATTTGGGTTCAATGCTTGATCCAGAATTTAAAACACAGGCAGCCACAGTAGGCCGGCCCATTTACCCATCTCTATGTGGCACGCCAGAGAATCTTGAAAAAATAAACAAATTGCGTTGCGATTTGTTATCAGAAAAAGGCTTGTCGCCAGAAGCTTGCGAAAAGCAGATTAGCGACTTGAAAGATCAGGCGCTTTCTGATTTGGCTACATTGGCAAATATTGTTCAGAACGGCCCTCTTGCAAACATGCCCACAATTATGGACGACCCCTCCAATTGCGATACTCCACCAGGTATTTTGCCTAGGGACTCAGATGTTCCTGGTGGTACCAATATTACTCAGAGAGTAATAGTCGATTCCTTGTTTGGTGTTATGGAGTCTGAATTTGCAGACGACTTAGTGCGCCGCGGCGGCTTTCTTACGATGGTGTTGAGCGACAAACACGGAAGGAACTTGACTGCGCACAATTATCATGTCTTTTGGACAATGGTGATGAGTCTGACTGTGGCTGGCGCCACACATGAGGATCTTTTCCCAACAACAGTTAGCAACTATTTAAAAGAGGGAGTTTGGGGCAATGGCACCAATGGCCCTGGAACTTCAACTCACGATCCGTCTGGCACCCAAAGTTTCTTGCAAAATTCCTTTACTGACAACACTAGCGATCCGGATGCATACGACTTGACGCTTGGTTATGCTAATTATTATCCCAAGGATCACTACAAATACTACAGTTTTGAATTAGGCTATCAACATTCGGATCACAGAGAAGACGCAGAAGCTTATACGCTAAACAATAGATATCAGATAGGAATATCGGAGATTTTCAATTATAATGTTGAAACATCATCTGATGCTGCTACCGGTACGCAAACCGTTCAGGATACATCATATGTGATAAAAGGCGAGGATGAAATCCCAGCAGAGATTGTGGAATATATAGAAGATACTCTGGGGCTGGATATAGAGTTGGACATCACCGCGCCTGATAGAATCTCCCCTCAAGCAGCGGTATTTGGGAGATATATAGAGTGGATATTAAGAAACAGAGCCGATGCATCTGGCCCTGAAGCTGATATCGACGCAATAACTGAGATATGTCAAACTGATATGTTTGAATATATTAATAATGAATTTTTCAAGAAGTTTGCGAAAACCTTGAGAGACCCGACTAATCATGCCTTTTACTATGGCGCTGGAACATTTTCTGGAAATACTCCCACTCAGTTTGCCCCAACAAAGATAGACTTAGATGAGCATCATACACACCCAGTTACCGGGGAACCCATACCTTTAGAACCGTTGGCTTTTGGCGGAAACGAGTACCTTCCTGCCTTCTATATGCAGCCCAACCAAAATCGCCCTGGATGGCATGGCATTGCAGGCAAAATGATACCAGAGTGGGATAAATGCGAACCTCGTAGAAAGCACATTATAAGGTTCGATGATATAACCGATCATATTGAGACTCTGAAAAACGAGTTGCCAGATGATCCTAGGTTTGATCAGGATCCTTTTTGTAGGACAGAGCCTCCCTGTTCCAAATTAATTCCGCGAGCAACACTAGCGATGATTAGCGGCTATATACTCGCAACTATAAGAATTTATACCACAGAAGTTTATCTCAAATCAGCAGCCACATTTCTAACATTTAATGGGGACTTCCCAGAAGTGTATAGTGATGCTTTGTCTAGGTTCATTACCAAAGAATTTAAGGATGGATTTTATCAATATTCGAAGAAAGGGTGGGGAAAAGCAAGAAATAATGAATATTGGTATCGTTTCCTGGAGATGGCTGTACAGCTTTTTGGCGCCAATGTAGATGGCGGCAGAATAGAGCCAACGATAGATGAGATAGAAGCAATGGATATGATTAATTCTTTGCAGAAAATATGGCTTAAAGATACAGATCCTCCCAGCGGGAAGGAGTATGCCGGCACAGGAGCAATACTGACAAAAAGTCAGCCGCCCTCGCTTATGATGAAGGCTGTCGCTTTCCTCGGCGCCGACCCCCACCCTTCTCTCGCGCTTTCCGAGGAAGACACCCTTAAAGAATCGGAAGCTAAAAAAATTAAAGAAAAAGCTTGGGATCTATTCATGCAAGAGATAGAGCCATATGCGATAACCCTTTTAAGTCGATCTGTAATAAGAGAGATTGAGTTTATATCTAAGGAATTTTCTTCAAGACTTCCTCCAAAATATAGAACTATGTCTCAAGCATTGTTAGGGGATCCGTATTGGATACAGGGAAACCTTGAATTCGGTGAGTCAGCAGATCCAGAAGACGAGCCCGTCATGACGGCAGATACAAATCCATTTAATGTTGTACCACATGTGGCAGTCACTCCTTCGGGCGGCATGCTGGATGCCCCACCGGCTACAAGCGTAACAGATCCTCTAGGAGCTACTCATGAGCTGCCCGTCTCCAACGCGTGGGTACAAGGGGGCGCTCATGACTACTGGCCGTTTGCATTAGAAAAGTTCATATCAGTTACAGATTATGAAGTTAGTGACTTTGCCGACGAAGATGAGGCAGAGCTAGCTAGTAAATATGGTACACTAATAAGCGTGTCTGGCGTTAAAGTGCCAGAAGTTTGGTATAACATTGTTAAAAACAGAAATTCGAATTTGTATGATGTTGTGAATATGGAGGAATTTAGTAATTATCTGTCAGCCAGCTCGGCTGCATTTGGCACCCTAACAAGAGGAGATTTGTGGAGAAAGTGGTCCTACGGCTTGCGAGTTATCTTTGTCCCAAATAAAAATTATACCGGTGCTCTGCCAAATCTTAGAGAGAATTTCAGTGAAGTTGCAAAGAATATAACTGGTGTAGTCAAGCAGGATAATAAGGCATTTTCTATCGGAAGTGATTCTGATTTGGAACTTAATACATTTAATGTCCCTCTAGCCAGAGGGCTGCTGGATATTGATATGACATGGACAGCGCATGACACTTCTTGGGCTGTAAGTTATGATTATGATGGAGGCTTCACCGCGTTAGTACAAGATTTAGTTTGTAGTCCATCTTATAGAATGATATTTGAGTATTGTTTTAATTTGCCGAGAATGGCATCCATCATGGCAATATACACTAGTAGGGCATTCTTGCCTTCCATTGGCGCATCAGAGGAGGGCTCCCCTAGCCCTGCAAATGATGGGTGGGAGGCAAAAAAAGAGATCATGAACGCGTTCACCTGGCTCAGTGATTATTACGGCGGCGGGAGTGAAATGTCTTGGTTCGCCATTGACTATGCAGACTGGAATCAGGGGAAAATATTCGACAGGACAAAAGAATTAGCTTCAGAGATGTTTGGGGAGCTATATGAATCAGCTGACCCTACTTATATGGGAGACGATGATAAAGATAAGGAAAGAAAGGCAAACGAAGACAAGGGAGAATTTAATGTTCGATGGCCTAAGTTTAGTTGGAGATTGTGGCAAAAAGAAGTTGGGCGCCCGTATGATATGAATGGAGATCTCTGTTACAACCCAGAAGATGAATAGCGTGATTAAAAGGAGAAAGTAAAAATGTCAGGTATTGGTGCAGCACTCCCCTTGGAGATTTCATATGAAGATGGGCCCTATGGTCTGCTTAAGACAATTAAACAGGTTGCTGCGCAGAATTTAAAGATGCTAATTTTTACAAATCCTGGCGAAAGAGTCATGGATCCTGACTTTGGCGTGGGAATTAGGACATATCTATTTCTTCAAAATCACGAGAGAGTCTATGCCACCTTAGAAACGGAAATATTTGAGCAGGTGTCTAAATATATCCCATATGTATCAATCCGAAAAATTTATTTGAACACGCCACTAACAAATCCGGAGATACCAGATAACTTTTTAGGACTGAGAATAGAGTATATTATACAGCCTTTTGGCTCTTCCAATGTTTTGTCGCTATCAATTTCGGCTTAATTAACTATTTACTGTGAGAAGGAACATTATACATGGCAAACAAGAAAATCCCTATTAGGTATACGAGCAAAGATTTCAATGAGATTAAGAGCGACTTAGTAGAGTATGCAAGACGCTATTATCCAGAAACTTATAAGGACTTCAATCAGGCTTCTTTCGGCTCTTTGATGCTGGATACTGTTGCATATGCAGGAGATGTATTATCTTTCTACTTGGACTATCAGACGAATGAATCTTTCCTAGATACTGCTGTTGAATACGATAATATTGTCAGAGTCGGTCGGCAATTGGGGTACAAACATGCTGAAAATTCCGTATCAACTGGAGTGGCTACGCTTTATGTTATAATCCCAGCAAATGACACTGGATTGGGCCCAAACATGAATTATCTTCCGATATTGAAGCGAGGATCAACATTAACATCTAAAAATGGAAATACATATGTTTTAGATGAAGATGTTAGATTCGACAACCCAAACAGCGACACTGTTGTGGCGAGAGTTAATAATTCGACGGGAGTTCCAACTTCCTATGCTGTAAAGAATTATGGAAAAGTGGTTTCCGGCGAGTTCAGTAGAGAGAATATAATTCTGGGACAATTTCAGAAATTCCGAAAAGTTAAATTAGCATCAACAAGAATTTCTGAAATCATATCAGTTTTTGATTCAGAGGGACACGAATATTTTCAAGTTGATCATCTCACTCAAAATGTTGTATATAAGTCTGTCACAAATTATGGCGATGATAACACTACTGTTCCGACAATACTAAAACCATTCGTTGTTCCTAGAAGGTTTACTCTTGAGAAAATAGATGGCAAGTTTTATTTGCAGTTTGGCTATGGTTCTGACTCTGAGCTAAACACTTCTTCGATAGCAGAGCCCAGCGAATTGGTACTGAAGATGCATTCTAGGAATTACATAACAGATAGCACATTCGATCCAGCAAAGCTTTTGGATACAGATAAATTTGGAGTAGCCCCGGCAAACACTACTTTGACAGTATCTTATAGAGCCAACTCAAGAGAGAACACTAATGCTGCTATTGGTGCCCTCAACAGAGTCTCTTCGGCAGTGTTAGATTTTGCTGATCCGACATTGGTGTCGAGTAAAGTAAGGAATCAAATTAAATCATCTTTTGAGGCATCCAATGAAGAGGCTATCGTTGGTAGTGTTACTGGCATTTCAAAAGAAGAATATAGAATGAGGGCGATTGATCATTTCGCGACTCAAAATAGGGCAGTAACATTACAGGATTTTGAAGCCATTGCTTATGGCATGCCGTCAAGTCTGGGCGCAGTCAAGAGAGTAAGGGTGTTGAGAGATCCGGATTCGTTTAAGAGAAATCTAAATATGTATGTTCTAGCTGAAAATGATTTCAGCCTTTTGACGATTCCTAGCAGCACCCTTAAAGAAAATTTAAAAATGTGGCTTAACAAATATAAAATGATACACGACACAATAGACATATTAGATGGCAAGGTCGTTAATTTTGGGATAAAGTTTTCAGCAATTTCACACCCAGATGTTAATAAATATAAAGTTTTATCAGATGCACAAAGAGCTTTGGCTGTTGAATTTAGGCACCCAAAATATATGGGAGAGCCGGTATATGTAACTGATGTATATAATATTTTAAACAAACGAGTTCCCGGCATCGTTGATGTAAAGAATGTGGAGATTGTTCCGAAAACAGGGGGACTATATTCAGATTACGGTTTTGACTTCGCGGAAAATCTTTCGGCAGATGGCAGATATCTTATGGTTCCTGAAAATGTTGCCATGGAGCTAAAATTTGCCAATTCCGATATCAGAGGAACGATAGAATAATGGCTATTAAAAGATATTATGCAAGTGCAGACAATACAATAACTAATGCATTTCAAGGCGATCTAAAAACCCGAGGCACCGGTGCGAATATGGGGCTTTCTGATATACTAGAAGTGTATTCTATCTATGGGCAGGAATCATCGGGCTCACAAGAGCTTTCGAGAGCGTTGATTAAATTTGATTTGAGCGGCGCCGCAAATACGATTAATTCGGATGCCACCGCAGGAAAGTTGAAACTGTCGGGCAAAGCTTCTTGTACTTTTGCCGGCACAACTGATTTAGAGGACGATGACGATTCAGAATTAATTATTAGGAACGCAGATGGAACATCGGTTACATTCACCACTGATAGCTCAAAGTCGATCAGCGCATCTACCGCAACCTTAATCGGCACGAGCGGGGCAGATACAACGGCAAAAGCAGCACAAGCTATGCATGTGGCATTTACTGCTGCAATCGCAGCCGGCACTCTAAAGATGACTCTCTCGCCGTCGTCATATACCGACGAGACTTCGATTGAGCTAACACAAAAGAAAAGAGGCTCGGCAGGAAACACCACTGTAACAATACCAGACAATATTACCGCGAACGGTACCGAGGGTGATGGATCTTCCGTAACCACATCGGCGTTTACTAACGGCACAAACGGCGCCAACTTTTATCTAAGGTTATTCAACGCTGAACATGGACAAACCCTTCCAAAAGACGCTATCTTGGTAACACAGGCAGTAACAGGTACATGGTTCGAGGGTAACGGATTGGACATGGAAGGGTATACGGATCTGACAAACGGCGCCGGTGGCTCTAATTGGGTTTATAGACAGGACGGCGATGAGGGCTCTAGGGTTGCTTGGGAAAGAGCAGGCGGCCGCTTCATAGAGTCTCCAGTATATACCGCATCTTTTGGCGCTGGCACATCTGGTGTCACCGGCAGCGGCCCAACAGCAGATTTACAAATTAATGTTACGGATTTGGTGTACGAATGGTATGATTATGACACGGCTTACGGCAAAAAGAATCACGGGTTCATTGTTCGTCTTACGGGATCACAAGAAGCTAAGTTTGAGTCAGGTGGATCAAGAGCGGGAACAGATCACAATGGAATGATTAACAATGTTACTGGATCAACAACTTCATATTACACAAAGAAATTCTTTGCCCGAGGCACAGAATTCTTCTATAAACGCCCCTGCCTTGAGGCGCGCTGGAACGACGCGACGAAGGATGATACGGGAAACGCATGGTTTAGCAGTTCGCTAGCCCCACAGGCAGAGAATTTAAATACGATATACATGTATAACTATGTCAGAGGGCAACTAAGAAACATTCCCGATATCGGTACTGGCCCTATTTGGGTAGAGCTTTATTCGGGCTCAATAGGGAACAATTCTCCATCAACATCTTCGGTGTTGCTCCCACAGGGAGGAGGTGTAGTAGCCGCCGGAAATACAGTTATTACTGGAGGCTATGTCTCAACGGGCATATATTCTGCTTCTTTTGCAATCACATCCTCAACTAGTGATTATAATCCGCCTAGTCGTCTTTTTTCTTCGAATTTAACAAAAGTATATGCAGTGTGGGCAAATTGCGGAGGGCACAGCCAGACAGGAAGAATAGAATTTCTGACATCTTCCTTCTATCCCAAAAAATTCGACACACCTGCTCTAAACCCCGCTACTTCGTATGCACCCAACATTACTAATTTAAAATCTATATATTCTAAGAATGAGCAGGCAAGATTTAGGATTTACACCAGACAAAAAGATTGGAATCCAACTATTTATACAAAGGCGTCAACGGAGACAAAAACTTTAATTATTGATAGTGGTTCCTATAGTGTATATAGAATAATTGATGAGCTAGATGTGATACCGTATGGGACAGGAAGTTTGCTCCACACACAAATGTCATACGATGTCTCTGGTAATTATTTTGATTTAGATATGGGTATTTTCGAACCAGGATACGCATATGCAATCAAATTGGCTTACTATAATGGATCCATAGGATCTTGGGTAGAGCAGCCAGAAACTTTCAAATTTAGAGTGGAGTAGGTTAACTTATGAGCATTAGAGATCTTTTTGAAAAAAATGAATCCCTTAAAATCTTAGCTTCAACTAATATCCATGATATCAGAGAAGATGCTGAGTCTGATAGGAACATCGACGAAAGGTTTTCGGATGTAGAAAGATTTATACCACAGGTAGATTATTCTAATCCTGAGAATTTTGCAAGATTTGGTTCTGCCGAGAAATATTATAATGATTCAATCGAAAGGATTTATAGGCAATTTCCATACGATGGAACAGAAGCAGATATAAATGATTTCTATAATAAATCAACTTATATTGATAAATATGTTTTAAGTAATCTGTATCCAAGAACTACAGGATATATTACATTTTCTCCTCATGATTCTTCTGATCACAATGGAGGCTGGGGTGCGGGTGATACCTCTCCCATAGCTGCCAACCTGTACTATGGCGAGCCTACGGGCAAAGAATATATTGAAGTCAGAGGTGGCCCGCACAGTGCTTCTGCCGGCATGCCATCGGGCTCACTGGCGCAGTCTTTCACTGGCTCTAATTATTATGATACGAATATATATACAACATCAAGATCTTCCTCTCTTGGTGTTGATGGTACCCGTGAATCCAATCTAAGAATGAATTTGGATGACGGAATTACCGTTGAATTCTGGCTAAAGAAAGAATCATTTATCGCCAGTAAGACACAAAAAGAGGTTATTTTTGACTTATGGAATCAAGTAACTTCCTCTAGTCCACAGTATGGCCGTCTCCGTCTAGAATTAACAGCATCCGGATATGCCGAAGATGGCGCTAACCCATTCAGATTTACTTTCTTGTCTGGTGGTGTCGTACAAGACACACCTGACGGCTCTGGCTTCGAAGCAATGCCTCTTGGTGGGACGACTGTCACGACTGCTTCTGTCGCCGATAATAAGTGGCACCACTACGCATTTTCAGTTGTTAACGAGCGCGCTGTTGCTAATAAAACTATAGTCAGATTTTATCGAGACGGCGAGCTTGTTAGCACAACCGCTACGGGATCTGTTGCTGGAGAAGTTACCGGATCTCTCATGGGCTTCATCGGAGCCCTGCAAACAGCGCCTTCTCGTTCTGCGAAGCCTGCCGATAGCATGGTTGGCTGGGGGAAACTTTCTGGCTCAATTGATGAATTTAGATATTGGAAGGCAAGAAGAAATCACAAACAGATAAAGAAAAATTGGCTTCATCAAGTTAAAGGCGGTACGAATACTGATGTTGCAAATGCTGAACTGGGCGTTTATTATAAGTTTAACGAAGGAGTCGTGGGTGATAGCTCCATTGATTCAGCAATTCTCGATTACTCTGGAAGAATTTCGAATGGTATCTGGGTAGGTTACGCTTCCGGCGCTAGAAGCACAGGATCCGCAATTGTTGAATCCAGCGGTTCAAATCTTTATGAGTTTAAAGATCCAATAATTTATGAGATTCATCCGGATGTACAGTCTCTAAAATCAAATCTTAAAGTATCTGCCAGTTATCATGATACAAGAAATAATAGTTCCCTATATTATTCTATGCCATCTTGGATGATAGACGAAGATAGAGAAGAAAATGATCAACTTATGAATCTGACCCAGATAATGGGCAGCTATCTTGATACTATATATCTTCAAATAGAGGCGCTTACAGACTTGAAAGCCGTCAATTATCAGACTTCAAGCGGCAAACCTCTGCCGTTTGCTAATCACTTGTTGGAGTCCTACGGACTAACAGCGCCAGAGATATTCTCCAACGCAACGGTTCTAGAGTCAATTATGAATCGCGACGAAGATAGAGAATTTAGCCAAGATATTTATGATATCAAAAATCTGATTTATCAAAATGTCTATAATAACTTGGTGTATATCTACAAAACTAAGGGGACTGAGAAATCATTTAGAAACTTAATCAGGTGCTTCGGTGTTGATGATGAGTTAATAAAAATTAATCTTTACGGAGACAATGTCACCCATCTGCTGAGAGATAATTTTAAGCCCAGATCTGTAAAGAAAAATTATGTCAACTTTTTCCATGCAGACAATCATGATGCTGTTGTTACACATTGGATTTCCTCCCCCGGCGCAACTTCGGCAGACAACCCAGATGCTGTAGGGGTTACTTATATATCAGCTTCTCATAAAGATTTTGCCAGCACAGCAGAGGCAGAGGTTATATTTCCGAGGATTAAGGAAGTTGGGGAGCCAAATTATTATGAAATAACTTTTACTGACTCTTCGTTGTTCGGATGGGATCAGGCAGATCCGGATCCGGATGATTACATTAAGCCAACAAATGGCTCTGGATATCAAGTCTTGGCTGTTCGTCCCGAAAGATCATCGAAGGATGCACGCTTCCACTTGATTGATCGCTCTAATGATGTAACAATTGCAACATCAAGCCTGTATAAAGGCGTTTATGATAACCAGCGCTGGACATTCGCCTTAAGAACAAGAAATGTTATGACTTCCTCTATAACACCGACTGATCCTGCTACATCACACGGCATAGGCACATACTTGACTGGCGGACCGGGTGATGACGGCGCAAACACCCATGTTGAAGTCAGCCTTTACGGCGTACACACGGCGTATGATAGAATACAAGAAGAGTTCTCTTTAAGTGGTAACGCAATTCATTCCGACATTACAGTTCCGAGAAGATATTATGTTGGAGCGCGAAGAACTAATGTAACCGGTGGTACAATTAACGAATACTCAAGCGCCAAGGTTGGATATTTGAGGCACTGGGAAAGTTATTTAAAAAACAATACAATACAAGCTCATGCGAGAGATACAGAAAATTACGGAGTTCGAAACCCCTATAAGAGTGCATATTTGCTTGAGACTCCATTGACTGGAGTGTGGATGCCAGAATATGAGACACTGGCTCTGAATTGGGATTTTTCAAATGTTACAGGCTCTGATCCATCTGGCGAGTTTTTAGTTAAAGACTTTTCTTCAGGTTCATTGTCACTGAGAAGATTCAGGGACACAGATATGTCCTCTATTGTTGGCAATCAATATAATGCCCGCGGCTATTTCTTTAAAACAAGCACCACCGCCGCGGTTGATACAAATTATATAGCATCTGCAAGATATCAATTGCCTGAAGTTTTGAATAGCCATGACATGGTAGAGATTCGAAACCAAGATGATTTGGTGTTTACCAGAGAGACTCGTCCAGTTAAACATTTCTTTGCATTTGAGAAGAGCATGTATCAAACAATTTCAGAAGAAATGTTGAATATGTTTGCCGGCATTGTAGAGTTTAATAATTTAATTGGAGAAGGAGTCAACAAATATCGCGGCGAGTACAAGGACATGGCAAAGCTCCGCCAGCTTTTCTATGAAAGGATAGAAAACACTCCCAATTTAGATAAGTATATTTCTTATTATAAATGGCTAGATACGGCTTTGGGAGTAATGCTTCAGCAATTGGTACCAGGATCTTCTGCCTTCTCTAAGAATATTAGAAACATGGTAGAAGATACCATCTTGACAAGAAGCAAGTATAGGCATAAATTCCCCAACATAGAGTCCCGCCGTCAAACCGAAATAGAAGGCCAGATTAAGGGAATTTATGAGCTTACATACAATTGGCGAAAGGGGCATGCCCCAATGTATTCTTCGGATACCAAGACAGTACATCCACAGCCACAAGGAAAGAATTGTCTTTGGTGGCTTCATAGAGCAGAGAGACACGGCGCGTCTGCAACATCTGACAAGGCGTCAATTGACCATGCATCTTCTCTAGTTGCAGTCATCGATGAGCAAAGAAATAATTTTAAAAGAGTTGGGTTTTCGTTTGTGTCTGCCTCTGTTCCGGAGTTTACAGCGCTTCAAGGTACCCCCGGCATTTCGAAATTCGGAATAAATAATATTCCCATATATGCAGGATCGTATTATCCAAATAATAGATTCTCTAGACCGTATCGTCTTTTTGTGGCGACAGGATTTAATAGCAAAGCAATATTGGGTGCATGGAATTCTTCATTAGGCCCTGGCTCTAATCCTGTTATCGGCCCAAGCAGCAAGTATACATATTGGAGGCATGCCACATCTTTTACAGAGACGACTACTTTTATTGAAATTACAAATTTAAAAGAGATAGGCGCATGTGACAAGAATCCGCATCCTGTACACCCTCCGGATGGAGTCTTTCCAGTTAGGGAAAAGGGTCCAATTATCATCGCGGAAGCAGTGGATGGCAAGGGAAACACCTTTAAGTCTAGCATGGTGACGCCATTTAGCTTATATAAAAATAGCGTATCTACTGGCTATAAATCTGTTTTGTCAGGTATTACTGTCTCAAAGAGAGACGGAACCTCTGCCGCAGGAGGCATAGAGCTTAACAACTTACATCAGGATGTTGTCGAGACTGGCGAAGTTTCAATGCAGGGCCCTTTCGCGGAGAAGTATGTTGGTGGATTGCCTCACAGGCATGTCGACTTGAATACATCAAAGGCAGGAAGCTTAGATTCTCTCTCATCGCGTCCGGAGGGCTGGAAGTTCACAATATCCAGCACCGGTGTTAAAATTCTTCATCAAGATTCGGACAAGCCTCGCGGTGATTATTATCGCAATGTTAAAGCAAAAAGGCCTGTAAATATTCGTAACATACAGGCGCTAACAGGAACTGCCAAGCTTAATAAAATTGGTAACTTTGCCAATCACTATGAACTTGTGCAAACATCAGATAGAAGCATTAACAACAGAGCCTTTGTTAAAAATGAAGGGTTTGGCGGCATGCTGCCTAGCAACACCGATGCTAGCCTGATCACTGATATTATGGACTATAAAAAGGCGGATTTTAGCATTGCAAAAAGTCCCCTCGGAGCAACAAAGCATGTTATCGTGGAGAGATTTTCTGCACCCGGAGGTCCAGAAACCGCGGCAGATGCCAACGGCGGGCATGGCATTGACGCTTATTCGGGACAATATTCGCCTTATAACAACCTAAACTATAGAAACTTGTCTGTCAGGCTTCCTCTGAGAACATTACTAGCAAATCACGCAAATCAGTTTGGTTTTGCTTTCGACTCCTTTGCCGGCACCAGAACCTCGACAGTTAGCAAACACGATTACAGCGGCATCCCAGCGTTTCATAAAACGAACAGGAACTCAGCTTTAAGACATGAACTGTCTGGCTCTAGAACAACCTCCGAGACAACAACACGAGCACCTGTACATGACAATTATTATGTAACGCATGAAATACCACAATCAGATACACAATATTGGTGGATCACGGGCGCCTTAGCCAATAACTTCCCAGAGCATAGAACGGTTGTATTGGGACATCCCCATCCGGATGGCACCTACTCTAGTTCAGTTTCGCTAACATATCGCGATGGTGTCACGGTTGGTCCAGGATATATTCCGGCTTATAACTTTGTCAGCGCTAGCGATTATGTTACCAAGGCAAGAACAAACAATGTAAGATACTGGGGATCCCCAGAAACTTTTGACAAAAGAGCCAATGATGCAACTTATAGCAAAGGGCTCTATACTACAGACTTTATTGGTTTAAATGGAAATATCGTGCAGATATTTGATACGGATACTTTGACTTTAAGCGGCAATGCTCAATCTGGCCAAACAAACAAAGTGATATTTCAATATGTCAATACTGTGAATGGCTCTGATACAGGAGAATTCATATCCAGCCCTGTTGGCGGAGGAGCCTACGAGGGACAATCGGCAGCAGTTTTGAATTCTTTGAGTTTGAACAGAAATGGCCCATACGGATATCCTACTTGGAAACAAATTCGGGTAGGAGAAACTCGTATTGGTAGATATTTGGGGGACAACAATTATATAACATACACTCCCTCTCCAGGCTTGCATCGCGTAAAAGAAACAAAAGGCAGCCGAATTGACATGATAGATAGGTTTGGAGCCACAAGGGTTCACAAAGAGCCCCCCGTTGTTTCGGACTATTTCCCGCTTAAGTTTGTTTTGGGTATCACGACGGCAACTACCGCCATCTCAAGGCCGATAAGAATGAAAAGCACTTATGGAAATTACCGTTCAGGATTTTCAGATCCGAGCTTAAACAGAGCCCGAGGGTTCATAAAGCCGCCACCTCTTTCCTATGAAACAATTACGGGACTATATTTAGACGGAGGGCTAGAAGATCCTTCGAGCCCAGTCAATAGCTTTATAAATCTATGTTATAAGGAAACAATATATCCAAAAGAAGTTAATACATATTTGCGCAAAGTTAGACAAAGAGATGGATATGCAAATAATTTCTGGCGCCTCTCCCAAAAAGATAGGGCTGTTTTGGGTAAATCTAAACTTTCGTTCAACGAAATTAAGGCGGCAAATACCACTTTCGGATCAGGACAAAAGAGAAGCTCTTGGAATTTAGATGCAATTGCGGATGCGGCATTCTTGGGAGATGGCGGCGTTTCAGGTTCGATTACTGGAAGTGATTCTGGGATGCTTCAGGATTATTCCGCATATGTTCATTCGGGATTAAAAGCTGGGCTAACTGCATCAGTATGTTATGCTCGCCCACATATGCTTTCCGCTACGGCATCCCTTCGAAGCTGGACAGGGCCGGAAGTAAAAGAAACAGGCTCTACTAGTTTGGCAAAATCTGGAGCACCCCTTGGAAGAATCCAGCTATTTGGAGGGCTAACGAGGTGGGAGGCTGGAGAACAAGCTGGCAAAATTAATGACTTAGGTACATTTGTCAGTAGATCAACAACTCCGGCATATGATTCATATGAAGAGTATTCTGACGATTTGAGATCCATAGCGCAGGAATATTCAGTGGTACCAGAGTTCAGAATTAGTGATCATATGGAATTTTATATGAACAAGAGGAACGGAAATTTCTTGGTAGATAATCCAAAATTTCTTTCTATATTTGGGGCATCTTCTGCTTCGTTGCCACAAAATAGCTCCCAAGATAAGTTCTACAAGATATTTACAAATTCTGATTTTATGAAATACTTTGCCTCAATCAAGAGGGACCACAAAGAATTGATGAACCCCACTGAGCTTACTCTGACATGTAAAGCGGCGATGAAGTTTTTGCCTTATGATGGCTTTTATCCTTCTGAGAGAACAGCACAAATTGCCACTCAATTTTCGAAATCATATGCGAATCATATAAGCTACCAAGGCGCGGACGCTAGCGTTGGAACTAGTATGCGCCTTCGCCCAATACTTGCTCCATTTTTCTCTCCGGGAATAATGTTTAACACCATTAAAGCTGGTGTTGCATGCGACTGGCCAATATATACGGGCTCCTACAAGGTGCACAACCCCTGGAACGGAGACAATTCTAAGAAAACGGATTATTTTCTAATAGCAACAGCTAGTGATCCAACCTTGGATTCAAAGGGCAAGTTGGCTGGTTGGGACTATCGTGTGCCTTTCGAAGCGCTAGCAGAGCCAGAAAAGTATATTAAAAACATTACCTTTGTTGATATGGAGCCCCACCCAAGTGCGGCTATTAATGTCACATGTTCTTGGGGTGGCTCCGGCGATCAACTTTATAAAATGATGTCACAAAACTTTTTAGCAGAAGTTCCAGAGTTTTTCTTGCCAAAGGGTGAGTTCTCTACTTTGACATCTGTTCCAGAAAGTCAAATCCTTCCATTTGATACCGGATCAGTGTATGGAATGAGAATAAAGATAAGAAAATCATACCATCAGGAGCGGCAACCTGAAGCGCTGGGCACTATTGGCTATTTTGTCCCGCAAGATACTATTCGTGACAGAAGCCGACTACAAGAGTCATTTACCATGTATAGTCGTCCATCTGCATTTGGTCCACCTGTTTCGGGCAGAAATGGTATCGGTCATGCACATTCTAGCAAACAATATGATCACTTAAAGATAGCTGATAGCCTGCAAGGAATTAATCCCTCTTTCACGCCTCCCTATTATCACGGCGAAGCGTGGTGTGACATAATCGTCAGGCCAAGCAGCAGTTATGTAAGTCTTGATGATATATTGGCAGACTCCCAAAAGATATATTGGAGATTTGATAACAGGCGCCTTCCTGCACCGGCAAACAATACCCACCCTTATGGTGATTTAAATATTAATAGATTTTCGATGCAACTGAGTTCATCATTCAATTTGTTCCAGAAGGCAAGTGGAAAGATTATACAATATGATATTCTTGGCAATCCAATGTCGGTACAAGATGATGAAACTGGAAATACTACGACATGGGTGATGCAGCCAAAGTTTGAAACACCAATGTATAACTTTAGCGATTCTGGTGTACACCCAATTAGCGATGGACACAAAACTTTGACAATACCAACTAATTGTTCAGAATCAGTAGCAAAAGGTATGTGGCATCAGTTCGGCGTAACACCAACAGATCCACAAAAAGGTATATTCCTTGAAGTTTCAGACATCCCCCAATCGTGGCAAACAAAACGCGTACCGATGTTTAATTCTGGTTCTCACGGATCCGCACACTCTATTGATGTAAACCAAGGTAGTTGGGATAACAGCGAATATGCTTCAATTTATAATTCTGGCGGCTCAATTGAATCATTGCTTGATAAAGTTAACTTCCCTAAAAGATCGGTTAAATTAGGACAGACTGCCAAAAAGAAAATTGTCCGCGAAGGTGTCGTTGCAATACCATTTATGATAAACAAGGGCAAGAGGAAGTTCTTCAATCTTGACAAGGAAATGGTAAAGGGAATCCTTGGCATGCCGAATGTATCAAAAATGGTACCTGGCGACTCTGTAAGGCAGCAGATTGAGTCCATGAAAAAATATGTTATGCCGCCAGTACTGGATTTTGTTACCTTTACAGAAGAAGTCCAGCCGATAGTTATGCACATATTTGATTTTGAATATGAATTTAGTCAAGACGATTTATCACACATGTGGCAGAATTTGCAGCCACCTAGCGGAAAGATAGTAAAAAAATCAGAAGTTAAAGTAACACAAAAGTTGCTTATAAATGAGATGTTTGGAGAGATGGGTGAATGTGCAGGCAGCCCCTTGGAGGATAGGCTTAGGTGGATGGTGTTTAAAGTTAAACAGAGAGCAAATGCGGACTATTTCTCGAAAGTTGCAGGCTATGATCAACAAACCGATCCTAGATTTAAGTTTGGCATCAAAGTAGGAAGGGCTATGACTGGCGATCAGAAAATAGCAGAGTATAGTTATAACTGGCCATATGATTTCTTCTCATTAATCGAGCTAGCTAAAATAGATGCTGAACTGTGTTTCGGCCCATATGATGATTCCACGCCAGAAGAGCTTAAATACGATACAGACAGAGGTAAAATAGAAAAGGGTATCACTCCTCATGACACTGATCGTCCTCCTCGCCCCGATACGCCATCGCCAGTACCCCCGTCTGCCACGGCAGGCACGACGGCAGTTGGTACCACTTCTCAGCCGACAACCACAACCACCACCACTACCACCACTACTAAGGTTACTCAAAGCCAGCCAGTAGCCGACGCCTCGAAATCATTTAACAATGCCCTACCGGAGAGGAAATAAAATATGCTTTTTGCAAATAAAAAAGAGGAAGTTTTAGATATTCAATTGACGCCGCACGGAAGATATCTTCTGGCGATTGGAAAACTAAAACCAGTATATTATTCCTTTCATGACTCCAATATTCTTTATGATGCAAGATATGCTTCGGGCGTGACATCCGAAGAAGAAAAAGATGTGGAAAAAAGAATTCAAGATAATACCCCACAGCTTCGCACGCTTCCGTTGCGAAGCTCCAGAGAGGCGAGCGTTAAGAGCCTATATGAAACTCCTTTGCAAATTTTTAATTTAGCCCAAGCAACGCGCATAAAAACATTGGCTATGGTGGAGCAAGAAAGGGAAGAAAAGCATTATTTGTTGACTCATCCGTTGGGAACTAGTAAAATATCTGGAGATGAAGCAGTTAAGTGGTCTGTCAAAGTCTTGAATGGAGAAATAACAGGATCTGCGCCATATCTGACATCCAGTTATCAAACATTAGAAATTCCTCAAATCGACATTGATATTGAATATGAAATAGCAATATTTAATACTGGCTCTGAATCCACCATAGAATTCGAGTCAGATCCAGTGTTGAATTCTAAACTTTTCTTGGACGGGACTTATGTATCGATAGATCCAGATCATCTGTTGTTGGATATTGTTGAAGAGAATACCGAATACGAGGTAGATAATTTTGAAATTGAAGTGTTCGTGATAAAAGATGAGTCCCGAGCTGGTCAAGGAGCGGGACTATCCGGCTCAACATCGACAAAAATTAAAGAATTAAGTGCGTTAGCTTTTGAAAAACCAGTTTCTTTAATTCAAAACAATATCTTGTTAGATGAGGATGATGTTTCGCCCTCTGCGAGAATTCCGATAAATAAAAATTTTGTTAAATATTATTTTGATGTTAATGTGGATCGTGAAATTGATGACTTAGATATATGCAATTCAATCTCTACTTTGGAATCTAAAAATCTTTATGTTGATTGGCGACTGGAGTGTCCTGATGATGGCGATACCAATCTTATTGATATTTATGATACTGAAACGACGGTATGTTCTGATGATGCCGCATCAACAACAACCGAAGAAGAAACACCTTATTGATATTTATGAAAAAGCAAATGAACACATCGGTTAATTTAAAAGTGGAAATGACTATTTATATTGGGAGACAAGTATAATGACAGGCAGGGGAGTTCCGGAAATCGATCAAGATGATCGCAACATATTCGATCCAATATTTGACGCCGCCGAGATCTGGGACTGGGGAACTTGGAATCCTAGCCCACCCGTGATCACGGACTGGCCAGATCAAGGAACTCCTATTGATCCAGGGCCCTTTATTCCCGAAGAACCGGCAGACGGCAACCCTAGGCCAACTGAAATTGTAGTCGAGACTGACGGTCCGGGCTGGTGGATAGGCATCGAAACGACGGTGGAGGAAGAGATGCCATGGGAAGATTGTTGCCCCCATACCCGCGCAGATATCGACGGCGCCGGCGCAACAGTCTACCCTAGCGTTCCCCTCCCGTCTACGAAATCCATATTTACCGAAGAGGGTGACGGGCATTGCCATCCAACTACCAAGATAAGTGAGTTTGTAGCTGTTAAAGTTGTTTTGGCAATGGATATTAATATCATCAGCGCTGCTAAAGCCCTTTCAGGCAGAGGAGACACAGTTCTTCTTGACAGATTTTTTTCAGCGGCAGAGAGAGATGGGAAAGCACAGATAAATACAATATCTATCAAAAACCATCGAGCCGGCACAGAAGATAAAACAAGAAAAGTTAAAAAGATCAATGGAGGCTCTAAACAGCAATTTTCATATGATAGCTCCTTTGAGGTATCTAATAAAAACATAAAAGATCTGGCTGTTTTTTCATATATGTCTTTGGACATTGAAAGAATGCAACAAGATTTTGGATTCGATATGGCATCTAATTTTATAAATAACTCATCAAAAGATTTGTTTAATTTTAAGGTTTCAATGAACAAAATTATAGAGAAGGGAAATATAGTTGATACTGGCGTTATATTGGTGTTGCCTTCTGGCAAGACTTGGACTGGCGCATATCATTATCATCGAGCAAAGGGATTCATGGGTGGAGAAAGACATACCACCAACGCGCATCCTGTTTTGTACCCGCAAAAAGTTATTAATCTCACTGTCAAGAATCACATGGTAAAAAATGAGATAATGAATCTAGACATTAGTAATATTATGAAAAGCAAACAGTCTAAAATGCTTGAAAGTATAAAGACAGGCTTTGGCGCGGAAATGGATAAAATCACCAGAAGTTTCATTTCAGAGCCATACAAACAAAAATCAATAGACGGAAAGGCAAGATTCATTTTTCATATTGATCTCGCCGGCATTTTAAAAATGCAATCAAGATTTCCGGGAATATATAGCAAGGCTGCTTTTAATGGCTCCGCGATTAGGAACATCGAAGTACTTCGCCGCAGGGCAGCAGACCCAGAGATGCGCCATGGAAGTTTTTCCAAAGTTGGTGTGCCAAAAATATCCGGTGGGCGCTTGTGTAATTTGCCAGAGAAGGAAGATTTAATTTCTGTTTCTTCGGACATCGCACCCGCCCCAGAATATGTTAATAAAGGGCAACTGACCGCGAGTGACTACAAGACAAAAAAACATTCTCTTGCTAGCAATCGTATACAAAATTTAGATCAAAAATTGATTGGCTCAATCAAAGAAATTAATGTTGCAAATTCTTCTGATTTGCGCACATTTCTTGTTGTTGATCATGAAATAGCCGACATGTCGGATGGCGCTTATCAATATGTGGTAAATGTTGAAATTCAAGATCCTACGATTAGATATTTGAACGGCAAGCTTAAAATGATGCAAGCAGCTAGATTTGCCGCAGAGAAACTTTTTGCCGAGGCATCAGTTCAGAATAATTATAACTCTCTTCATAGGAGCTTTACGCGAAACTATAAAAAACACCAGAAAAGTCACATGAAAACTCTAACCGCTATAACAATGATTGTTGTTTCGACATTGCAATGCCTTGCTGATACAAAAATGGATAAAAAGATAATATCTTATTTCCTATCAATAGCTTCAGACATGACAGGCTCCCCAGGTGGAATTGGGACGATAGTTGAAATCTTAAATAATTTAGAAGGAAAAATCATTGATCTTTTGGGAGACAATAGATATAGTGTTGGGCTCACCGGAAAAGTTGAGAAAATAAAAACCACACAGAAGAATCTTAATGATTATGGAGCAATAAAAGTAAGAAAAGAATTTGATGATGTCTTAATGAAAAATGGAGATAAAGATGTCGGATATGAGTTTATACAAACTTCCACACCCAAGCATGCCGGATTTTCGTATGTCAACAGAACAGATTATGTTACACGCCAACTGCAAGAGAAAGAGAAATATTGGCCACGCAAAGGCGCCCCTCAAAGAATTAGTCCTTCAAAGCTAGACTCATCGCTTTCTTCGAAGCAGAAAGAAGAGGCTATTACGAGGCTTGGTGAAAATACGACAAATCAATTCACTGTTTCTAAAGTTTATATGGGCGAGTCTTCGATGGAGCTTGTCGGTGAAAATTCCGAAATTGATAATCTGGATAAATACAAGGATATTGTTGGAAGAATCGTGAACTATAATTCTTCACAGAAATCTTTATACCCCCTAAATTCAGAAAATGAAATAGCAGAGGATGTCTTGTCGCAGGTGGGAATAGCAGTTCAATCTGATTCGGGCTGCGAAGACGAAGAATCGTATTTGACTGATACTTCGACTCTATTTGGAGCAAACAACTTCGATTCAAGGAACATAGACAAAACACTGGAAAGCGATGATGATACATTAGATGATAGATTTATTGCAGAAGCCACTAGAGAGATTGCCAATATCATTAATAGCAAGCTTGCTGAGACTGGAGAATTGTCCGCCGGCGGTAATTATGCAGTAAAGTGGACAGGCGCCCCGCGGAAGAGGACAGATAGAGAGTCTGATATTGCTTTGCGCTTGTCAATTAATAAATTTGACCTTAGAAATGCTGATAACTTGGCGAATGAGTTAAGTGTCCGTCATCTGCGAGATATGCCACAGGGTATAAGATCTTTGTTTTTCGGAAGAAGTCAATCTTCTAGGAATTGGCTGGATAACCAAAAAGATCTTTTGACTGATCCGGAACTTAAAAATATTTTTAAATTTAACTATTCTAATGTGGTTGAGGTTGAATATTTTGCAGGATATGAGTCCACCAGCTTTGGACACCAACTCAAGGCTCCAATCTTTAATCCTTTAACTCCTACAGTTCTAAAATCGATACCAAAGAATGCTCCGCTCCTCTGTAGACTAAAGAAGGTTTTTAATCCACAGATCGGCGTTGGAATAGACAGAGGCATTGAGTTGGAAGTATTCTCGGAGCACTTTTTGATAACTTCTACGGGAACTCCAAGATATTCTTTTTCAACAAATGTTTCTAATAGAAGAAGAGAATTAACTAATTATATGATAGAACAAGTCAATAGATTGGCTAGCCTGCAAAATGCTACTGCTATTCATTCGGTTTTGATGAAGTAATGGGTTTAATATGAGTCTAACAAAAAAATATATTTATGTCCATCATTGCAGCTTTTCGTTAACACTGGATAATATTCGTAATGTTATGGGAAGGTTTTGGATCCAGAGTAAGAATACTGGCATGCAATATGGGTTTCCTGTTGATCTTAAGCCATATAAGATGGTTTTTGGCCCAATAACTTCTTGGTCAAGGCGCTATTGGGGCGCCACAACCCTCCCAGCAAAAACACAGCTTGTTCGCATTGTCGCAAATCCAGATCTTTTTCCAACCTCATGGATCTCGTCTGAACCGGTTCAGCTGGATATCCATGGTAATCCGGTACCATCAGAGGAAGAAGAGTGTTGTGGTTGGGAAGATTATCTTAAAAAAATTGATTTCGACAATCATTTTACAAATGGAAATCCATCTCAAATATTAAGAAAAATCATCAACACGCGCCTTCACGCTTTAAGTGCCGGCGCAGCTACTGCTTCGTATGAAGATCCTATCTTTGGCGCTGATGGGTGCGAAGGGTATGTCCAGCCAAAATTGTCACCGCCTGAGCCGCCTGAGTTGCCTGCGGCTGTCAAGCCCCTTTCCTTCTCCATATCACCGCCCGATATCGGCCCATCCGATCCACCACCGATTCGGGCACCTGGTACCGTATCACTGCCCGATATCGGCCCATCCGATCCACCACCGATTCGGGCACCAGAAGTGCCGCAACAAGAAGACATAGGGCAAATTAGGGTATATAGGGATTCATGGTTTGATATCAATACTCCTTTTTCTGGACAAGAAGTTGATTTTTTTGAGGGAGAAACCTCCGCCCTGCATTCGAATGTTGAATTTGATTATAATTTCTATGCCAAAGGATATGAGGATATGCTGGCAAAAGAAAAAATCCCAGAAGCTAAAGTTCCAAACTTATATCTTAATATTGCTCCTGACGGATCTGTTCCGTTCATATTATATCTTAGGAACCAGAGCAAGTGCAGGTATCGTGAGTTTGCCAAGCTTATAACATATATCGGATATAAAGATCTTCTTATCCCAATCAAGAATATTTCTTGGGTTAAAAGTCTAGACATATATTCTGAATCTTTGCCTCTAGAGGCAGAAATATCTTTCGGTACAGATAATCTAACGGCATATGCCAATTCCATAGAAGATTCTAAAATGGATGCCGTTGTGCTCCGAAGACTTTCCGAAGGCGCCGCAAAACGCGAGGGCGGATTAATCCTCGGCGCTCCATACACAGATTCTACGAACAATGGAGACAGCCCTCCACTGGAAGAAATTTCAAAGTTTTTCTTTGCAAAGAGATATTATACATCAACCAAGGCAGGCACATCTGTAAAACCAATTTTTGGCAAAAAAGATATTAAAACCATCGATTTATATGAGTGGCTGTATGCGCAGAACTGGCCAGAAATACCACAAAATATAGTTCCATTCCCCGGCCCGCCCAACATTAATTCGAAAGAAGGCGGAGATCATATCTTCATCGGGCCCAATAACCCGAGCATAGCTATGTCGCTGGCAGAAGGGAAATATAAGAACAGTTTAGAATATATGGCAAATTTCTTAGTTCTCTCGGGAAGAGTTAATGAGCTTACAAACACATATCTTCGCTCATACGAGCAGATGATGCTGGGCAAAACTCCACATTCTGAGACTATTGCTTATAGGATAGCCAAATTCGACACGGCGGCTGTTGCGGCCAATGACGCTCTTGTACAGGCTGCACTCAGTGAAGAAGGCATCCAAATCGAGTCACTTTCCGATAGTGACTCTACTTCGGCAATCAGCGCTGATGGCTTTTCTGCCCTAGAGGAGGGTATAACCGATGCCATTTTAGCTGGCGCTGCCGATGGAGTCTCAGTTCAGCCAATTCAGAATATATGGATATCTAATTCATCTAATGTTGATATTATAGAATATATTGACACCCAGCTTCTATATGACAAAAGATATACATATGTTGTTTATGCTTATCAGTTGGCGGTTGGAACGGAATATTTTTATTCGAAACAGCCAATCACGACAGAGCCCACCCCCTGTCAGGGCAAGTCTGGAATAACATCAGATATATATGGGCCCCTGTCTGATGAGCAGGCATTGCTTTTACTTAATAATATGTCGACTTCTACAGATTATTATAATACGATAATTAATTTCGTCAACGAAGAAGTTATAAGAAATTTACTAGGAGCCGTTCCAACAGTATTCGATTGTGAAGGTACAGTAGTAATTGCCGCACTAGAAACATTTGAAGAAATAGTGCACAAGCTTGAGGGCGAATTCGGCGGCGCGTATTATACAGAATATGTTTCAACAGGCCACAAATTATATATTTTCTGTTATTGTTTTGATTATGAAATAGAAAACATTGGAATTCCTGGGCTTAAGATTCTTGGAGAATATTCGCCCCCTGCCGCTGACACGGGCGCAACAAAAGAAGAGCAAGAAGCTGCTTGTGAAATATATACAAAAATGTCTGAATACCTTAAATATGATCCTGAATTAAGTGAGAGTGATCTTCTTACGCTAGGCGCCGGCGACTACTTGGAGCCTGAAATAACTGAAACCTACTATACGGCAGAGGAATGTCCGGATGTATATAAATACGGTACCGACGCCGGCTCCGCCGGCGGCTCAAAGTCCACGACATATACAGGGTGGCTTCCAGGTGAAATTACAAAGGAAGATCCTAATCCTGCTTCTGTTGCTGTTGACTATACGGTAGTGAAGGAATGGGAGGCGACATGCGAATGCCCTCCTCCCGAGCCCTGCTCGGAATTGTTTTTGGTAACATCGATTCCTTCGTTGAAGATCCATGAAGTTCCATATTTTACTTGGACGGGAAGGGTTAAAGATAAGCCGCCTGTCTATCCAGATGTTGAAGTGGTTCCTTATCGCGCTGTCAACAACAAGCTTCTTTTCTTGCTTGGCGCTGGTATTGGCGACTATACTGCTCCACCTATTATCATTAATCAGCGTGACAAAAATTACTTTAAGTCTGTCCTCGGCGCCCAAAATATGAAAACCGGTTTGGTTAATTTTGGTTTCGACGATCCGATTTCTTTTTTTGAGGTGTATCGTTTAACCAGCGCGCCATTTAGATATGAAGATTTTTCTAAGGGAACCAGACGCGTATATACAACTAGGCTATCAGAATATCAAGATACGAGGCTAGATGCGGTATCGTTCATAGAAGATGTTGAACCTAATCAAAAATATTATTATATTTTTAGAGCTATTGATGTCCATGGCAATGTTTCGAATCCGTCGCCGATATACGAGATAGAGATAGCAGACAACGATGGCGCCATATATCCATTGGTGAGCATTTATGAGGTGTCTCCAAATTTAGATCTGGATTTGGATAAAAAAGCACAAAGACTGGTGCAGGTTAAGCCGGCTTTCTTGCAATCAGTGATAAATGAGGTGCAATCTGGGCTTGAGGATGCATCCAGTGCATACGAATCACATAAAAATATTAAACTGGGAGTCCGAAATAAGAAGATTTGGAATAATAATTTCAAGCTAAGAATAACTTCGTGTAAAACCAGAAGGGCTATTGATTTAAATTTGGGATTCAAGACGAAGTTTGTTGAACAAGAGGTTTGTGTAGAAGAAAGGAAGCTCATACCTTCAGTTCCCCCGGGGCTATCAATACCGGATTTAACTCCATTTCTTCCAGATCTCTGTGAAGACATCAGGCGGGTTCATGAAGGGCCAATTGTTAAGGTACCTGGTGCTGGAAGGCGTCCCAAATCAACTAGCCCTGGAACGCCAGAAAAGAGAGAAGGCTCTGTTGCCCCTAGCCCAACTGGTGGCAAAAAGAGCATATATTAACTATAAATTAATTTAAGATGACTATTTAGATATTAGAAGAACTATTTACATGTAGGAGAATAACATGGCTTTTTTAGATAATAGTGGAGACATTATTCTAGACGCGGTTCTAACGGACACAGGCCGCATGAGGATGGCAAAAGGTGACGGATCCTTTCGGATTGTACATTTCGCCTTCGGAGACGAAGAGATTAACTATGCCAATTACACCGCAGTAACCTCTAGTGGATACGAAGATTTAGAAATTCTGCAAACGCCCGTCTTGGAGGCGTTTACCAACAACGCTTCCTCAATGAAGTCTAGGCTGATGACTTTGGCGGACACTACTCATTTGTATTTGCCTGTGGTAAAATTGAATGAGTCGTACTCAAATAATCATAAAAGATATTCTGCCGATAATGTTTTTATCGTCGCAGTAGATGAAGACACAGCAGTGACAGATGCTAGCCTTAATAATGTAACTGGCATATTTAACGGATGGAATCTCGATGACGCAAAGTCCTTTAGACTTGATCAGGGAATTGACAACAGTGCAATCTCTCCTACAATTCCAATCGACGGAGATTTGACAGAAACACAATATATTATTCAGATGGACAATAGGCTAGCTAGTCTTTATGCTCCGGATGGAACTTCTGCTGCATCTGTTTCTTTTATTGATGACGACAATGTAGCAAGCTATTATGTAACTTTATCCAGTAATCCAAGCTATGTATCTTCGAACACGAATGCAGATGTTGTAACCGCCCTACAGGTGATTCAAGGCTCTAGGGGAACCACATGTGAGTTTAAGATTAAGGCGTCTACAAATTTGCAAACAAGTACTTATTGGTTTACCAGGCTTGGTGGCACCGTTACAACAGAAACTGTAGCGTGCCGTTATATTGACACTTTTATTAGAGTAACTGGTCAGAGAACAGGATATAGTGTTGATATTCCTGTAAGATTTTTAAAGAAAGTATAATATAGGAAAGAAAAAATGGCAATTACATATAAGACTTTTAATAATGCCGATCTGGCAGTGACTAGGACTTTACTTCATGAAGTAATACCTATTACTGGATCGATTGTTTCCGGAACTTATGTCGAAGGCACCACAAATGAAACAAATATTAAGAACTATTCTCATGGAATGTTTCAGAGTATTTATGACTATCCATATTTAAGTTCGTCGGCAAATCATATTATGGATATAACGGTAGGATATCCTGCTGATTCTGCTATGTCGAACTCTTCTCCGCTAGCGCAGCAGATGCAGCCAAAAAAGATTAATATTTATAATCAAATGTCTCAACTGCTTGTTGGCTTCGATCATACCGGCGCAATTCGTCCGTTTGATAAAGACGGGGACTTGACGGGTGGCAATAAAATTAAAGAAGCTTTTTTCATTACATTTGCTCGCCTATTGGTTAAAGACGAGATCCAGAAGAATACATTTAGAATGTCATTCGCCACAGGGGGCACCGCCGGTAACTCACGCTTCTTGAACTCCATGACAGTTGGTGATTATGGAGCAGATAGCTCCTATAAGGTTAACTCCCCCGCCGGCGAGTATGGTATCTTATATACTAGCTCTGTCACGCCGAACGAAGAATCCGGTGTTGGACTTTTATATTATCAAGCAGGCGTTGCAGTGCTGACAGCATCCGTGTTCACCTCGTCCGCTGCAAATGATTTTGGGTCTAGTTTTGGATCTTCTGCGACTTCGGCGGATACTAGAAATATTAATACAGTTTTATCTGGTACTGCAATTTCTGCATCTGCCGACGGCTTCCGAACCCGCCTTATTAATGTCGAATTCAACAACACCACGGAGCTAAATTCTACAATTTATTTCTGCCGTGCAAACCATAATGAATTCAACTATAGTTCGAACCCAACATATTTAACGGGAAGTAAAATAAGAGTTAAGGAAGTAAGTAAAGATCAGCCTTTGGCATATATTACTACCGTTGGACTATATTCAGCAGACAAAGAGTTGCTTGCTGTTGCAAAAGTCTCAGAGCCTCTTAAAAAGACTCCTCAAAATGAACTGACTTTAAGAGTTCGTTTAGATTATTAGGGGGCCGGCATGCCCAATTGCCTGTACAAATTTGAGACCGATGATGTATTTCATAACAGAATAAAAACCCATCCAGAGTGCGAGTTTTACATTTATGATTCTGTAGTCTATTATAAGAATCGCTCGCTTCAATCTGGATCTTTTACTCCAAGCGTTCCCAATGTTAAGCCGGGATTTGTTAATCTTTACGAGCTAAATGTCGATAGACTTTCTGGTGATACTGGATTAATATATCCTTATCTGACAAAAACCTCAAATGTCGAATCATTTAAAACAGTATCAATTTCACATTTTCATACTCAGTTCGATTATGGCACGAAAGTAACTGGCACTTATCCTCTGACTGCATCTATTGATCGAGAATATTTCGCTGCTAGTGCCACAAGAAAACATGTTGATGCACTAAAGAATGTTTTTGATTATTATTTGCCAATGAGCAAGCATTATAAATTCTCCTCTTCTTTGGGGGAAAAATCTTCACAGGCGCTAAATCTAATATCAGTTCCTTCTATTTTTTATGGCTCTTCAATTAAAAAAGGCTCAGTTGATCTGAGATATTATGTTACCGGTACACTGGTTGGCCAACTTAAAGATGAAAATAGAAATGGAGAACTTATACAGGTTGCTCCATATGGAAGCACTAACTCTGGCTCCGTCGCCGGCACGGTGCTGTATAATGAAGGCTTCTTGTGCTTAACTGGTGCATGGGAAATAAATGATCGTCAATTAAAGTATACAGGTGGAGATTCTGTTGATTCCGGAAGGTGGCTATATTTTGGTGTCGGCGCCAATGATGGTATTACTGGCTCGTCTGGAGAAACCGCCTCTACACAAACAAGAGCCTCAGCTAGTTTTTCTATGGCATTTTCTGGCACTCACTATGTTCCTGTTCTGACAATGATGGCGCACGCTCAGAAAGGAAAACTTAATCACTCTAACAACCCAACTTATATTGATTATGAGAGCAGCGCTTCTTTCTTGCCGCTTACAGGTACATATGTTTATTTAGAAAGAGATCGAACAATTAAAAATATTGTGAGCGCTTCTTATACTGAGCCAACAGCTAGTTTTAAAAAGATTACTTATATCAGCAAAATTGGCATTTATGATGAGTACAGAAATCTAATCGGCGTAGCCACAGTAGCCACGCCAGTTAAGAAAGAAGAAGAAATAGACTATACATTCAAGCTTAAACTTGACATCTAAACTTAATCGTGTTATAGTATAGTATGATCCTCGGTTTAGATATATCTACAAGTATAACTGGTGTTACAGTAATCAGCAATGACGGCGAGATCCTTCACTGTGAAGCAATAGATACGAGAAATAAAAACCATTTCCCAACTCTATTCAATAAAGCCAGTAAAATAGAAGACTATCTCCTCGACATCGAGTATAAGTATGACATCAAGCACATCTATATCGAGAAGAGCTTGCAGACATTCCGCTCTGGCTTCTCATCAGCAAAGACACTCTCAACTCTCGCATCCTTTAACGGAATAGTGAGTTGGATCTGTTGGGGGATCTGGAGCATTCAGCCCGAATACCTTTCAGCAACTTCCGCAAGAAAGTCTTGTGGCATCAAAGTTCCCAAAGGAATGAAAGCCAAGAAAGTCGTGATAGAATATCTCGTCGCAAACGAAGCAGACTTCTCAATAGAATACACAAAGCACGGCAATCCAAAGCCACACGAGTTCGACAGAGCAGATTCTCTCGTCATAGCCAAGGCAGGATACAACTCTCTCTTGACATAACCCTCCTGCCGTGTTATAATACATAGACAGGGGGTAAAATGAAGAGCGAGAAGCTAAAGATAGTTCGTAATGCTCTTGGGCGCAGCTACAAGTCAGGAAACGAGTACTTATTCCATTGCCCGTTCTGTAGCCACGACAAGCTCAAGTTAAGCGTCAACATCGACAAAAACTACTGGAAATGCTGGATTTGCGACAAAAGTGGACGCAATATAGGCTTTCTGGTGCGCAGATTCGGCTCTCAAGACGACAAATTAGCTTGGTCAAAGTACGAAAATCGGGTTGAAACGAGTGATTTTGACTCACTTTTCGCCGAAAAAGAGGAAGAAATTGCCCCAAAAGTTGATCTTCCCAAGTCATTTTGCTCCCTCACAAGCAAAAAACGGGACACTGCGGCACTAAATGCCCGACAATACCTGCGAGAAAGGGGCATCGGCAAGCCAGACATCCTCAAATGGAAGATAGGTTATGCTTCAGCAGGCGAATACGAGGGTAGAGTAATCATCCCGTCCTTTGCCCCTGACGGGTTCGTAAGCTACTTTATAGCTCGTTCCTATGGTAGAGCATGGCCCAAGTATAAGAACCCCCCTACGAGCCGTAATATCGTCTTTAATGACCTTTATGTGGATTGGGAGGAAGATGTTATTCTCGTGGAGGGAGTTTTTGATGCTATTAAGGCAGGAAATGCTATTCCTCTTCTCGGTTCAACCCTCCGCAAGAACACGAAGCTCTTCCAAAAGATCGTCGCGATGAAAAAAGAAATTTATTTAGCTCTCGATCCTGATGCGAAGAAGAAGACAGACAGAATAACAAACCTATTTAAGAGGTTCGGCATCGATGTCTACCAAATAGATGTCTCAGGTTACGACGATGTTGGCGAGATGTCGAAAGCAGAGTTTAAGAAGAGAAAGAAAGACGCGTCTGTTTTGGAAACTGATGACTATTTATTGGAGAAAGTATTAGCCATT